GTTTATGTTGCTGAAGACGTAATCCGAAACCTCAGACGGCAGTGGCTGCACGCCGCCGCCGGTGAACGAATAGAACCCGTCGCGGCTCATCCAAAACACGCCAGCATCGACCGCCGCCGCGCAATTGCGTGAGGCGGCACCGCAAGATGAGCCGACACGCTCAAAGCCGTAGACAAAGGGCGGGCCTTGGTATGTCGCTGTGTGCGCGTCCACGTCGGTCAAGATCAACGCCTGCCCGCGCGTGCGAAGCGCCAGCATGATCTGGCCATTTGTCTGCAACTCCAGATCACCAGCCTCGTTAGTTGTACTGGGCGTCCAGACCGTGTTGTTTTCTCTGTCGGACCACTGAACCTTGCGAGGGTTGCCGCCAGCGCCAAGGGCAAACAGGAAACGCTCCTCGGTGACAAGGATGCCGCTGTTCCCGGTCGGCGCGTTGGTCACGACAACGGCATCGTTTGCCGTGTTCAGCGTCCATTCATAAATGTCGCCGTCTGCATTGGAGCAGGCGACAAGATACTCGCCCCAATTGTCCAGAGACCAAGTCGTCGCCGGGATCGGGGTTTCTGCCTCTGGTCGCTCCGTTCCGTAGAAGCTGACGCCATAAAGCCCGCCGCCGTATCCATCATTTGCATCTGCGCTGACAATGCCAGCCGTCAGCCCGGTCGGCGTAATGTCGGTAACGGTGTTGCTGGCACCCATGACCTTGAGCGCATTGTGCGTCCCAAAGGCCAGCCAGCGCGCGCCGTTGTTTGCGCGCCATGAAACAGCCCCGCGAGCCACACCTGTAGCCGTTGCATCGCCCCGCTGAACCCAGCCCCCGACGGGCTGCAAGACGCCGTCCTTCCAGCGAACGAGCGAGCCGTCAAACCAGCGGCCCGTGCTTTCCAAGGCAGTTCCCTTGCGAGAAATGCCCGGCGGTATTTGAAGCGGGACAAGCGGCATGTGCGCTCCTTACGGCTTGGCGGGCCAGTTCACGCTGTGCGGGAAGCCCTCTTGAGCCGTTATATCACGAAGCGCCTGCCGATAGGTAGCCATCTCTGCGCTCATGGTCACGTCGGAGAGAGCCATCCAATCGGTGTCGGCAAGCAGGCTGTCACGCTTAAGGCGGATAGATGCAGCCATCGCTGAGTCACGGTCAGCGATCTGTTCTGCCGACAGTTCACGCACCGTCGGCAGGAGGAACCACTGACCGCCTTCGTTGACAGGAACAGGCCCCCACTCCGCAAAATGCGTCAGAGGATCAAACTCAGGCGCTGGCTTCTCGCTGACAGCGACCACCCCGAAGCCAGCCATGACTGCGTCAGAGATTTGCTTCGGGAAGCTGGTGTTCGGGTTGTCGCGGCGAAGCTCCCCCACGCTGTAGGGGAACTTGTCAACGGCACCGTTTGTGATCTTGGCGAACATTGTGAGGCCCTTTCTGTTCGTGCCGTTAGGTGATCTGACGCTGGACGACGGCCAGCATGATCTTTGCCTTTTTCTGCTCCAGCTTCTCTGATGCCAAAAGTTCTGCGAGTTGGTTGGCGAAGGTCGCCATTTCTGCCCGCTCGTCCGGCGGCATTTTGCTGATCTCGTCCAGAGCAATCGTGTAGTTGTCGATGTTGATCTGGTAGTGCATGACCTCTTGCACGCGCGCTGCGAGCGAGGTTGCGAGGATTTCCTCGCGGGTCATCTCTTTGGTCTCGGTCGTCTTTTCCATCTGGCTTGTCCTTTCGCCGGGTTGGAGTGTGGTTAGGTTATGCTAGGTAAATGCCGCCGAAGGCCACGCCATTGCCAGTACTAGCAGGAAGGCTTGTAGGATTAGTATACTTAGTTCCAAAACCTGATGCACTCCAAGGGTAAGCTGTCACAAAAGGTGGTGTACTGTGGGCAACAGCTATGGCACTTCCAGAAGGGCTAAAGGCTACACTTTGACCAGTTCCCGCAGGTAAAGTAGCCGGATTAGCATACTTAGTACCAAAACCTGTTGCACTCCAAGGGTATGCCGTTACGAATGGTGAGGTAAAGTGAGCAACAGCAATCGCATCCCCAGAAGGGCTAAAGGCTGCCCCCAACCCATCACCAGTAGGGAGCGTACTAGGGTTAGTATATTTAGTACCAAACCCTGTAGAACTATTCCAAGGATATGCTGTAATGTAAGGTGATGTAGTATGAGAAACAGCGATACTACTACTGTCTGGACTAAAAGACATCTTTCTCCCAGTTGCAGTAGGAAGAGTGCTGGGATTAGCATATTTAGTACCAAAACCTGTAGAATTATTCCACGGGTATGCTGTGATGAAGGGTGAGGTGTCGTGAGAGACAGCAACAGCCTCGCCATTAGGGGTAAACGCTACCCGTGAAGCCTGATCGGGCGGCAGAGTACTGGGATTAGCATACTTAGTACCAAAACCACTACCAGACCAAGGATATGCTGTGATGTAAGGGCTTGAAAGATGGGCTACAGCAATCGCATCCCCAGAAGGACTGAAAGCTACATCAAAACTCACCCCCACAGGAAGAGTACTTGGGTCAGCATACTTAGTACCAAAACCACTACTAGACCAAGGATAAGCTGTTACGAATGGCGTGGTAGCATGAGAAACAGCAATAGCATTCCCAGAAGGGTTAAAGGACACACCGTACCCATTCCCAGTTGGCAATGTACTTGGATCAGCATACTTAGTCCCAAACCCTCTAGAAGACCAAGGATATGGTGTTACGAAGGGTGTAGTGTTATGAGCCACAGCCAAGAACTCAATCGGCTTCGGATCACCGACAGTGGACCATGCTACGCCCCTGTCAACAATCCCAGCAGGTAAAACAGTTGGGTTGGCATATTTAGTACCAAACCCCGAGCCGGACCAAGGATAGACAGTGACAAAAGGAGACGCTTCACCGACAACAGAAAGGGCTGACCCATCTGGACTAAAAGCAACGCCTCTACCCTCATGCGTGGGAAGGCTGGCAGGGTTGGCATATTTAGTACCAAATCCAGAACCAGACCAAGGGTAAACTGTGACAAAAGGGCTAGTTTCATGGCCTACGGCCAAAGCGCTTCCATCTGGCCTAAAGGAGACGCTCAGTCCATTTCCTGTTGGAAGTGTCGCCGGGTTGGTGAATTTTGTACCAAACCCTGAGCCAGACCAAGGGTAAGCAGAGACATACGGGCTGGCATTGTGTGAAATAGCAATTGATGACCCGTCTGGACTAAACGACACATCGTTGCCAAGCCCAGTAGGTAACGTTGCCGGATTGCTATATTTAGTGCCGAACCCCGACCCATTCCACGGATATACCGATATAAAGGGAGACGTGTTATGAGCCACAGCAATAGAAGAACCATCAGGGCTAAAAGATGCGCCGAAGCCAGTTCCTGTGGGTAAAGTTGTAGGGTTGGTATACTTAGTCCCAAACCCTGAACCAGACCAAGGGTAAGCAGTGACAAATGGTGTAACTGAATGCGCCACAACCAAAGTTGATCCACTTGGGCTAAACGAAACAGCATTTCCGTCGCCTGTAGGGACAGTTGCTGGATTGGCATACTTAGTTCCGAACCCTGAGTCAGACCAAGGGTAAGCGGTTATGCGAGGGCTTGTTGTGTGGCCAATCGCTATTGCGTCTCCACTTTTTGTAAATGCAACCGCATAAGGCTCGCCCGCAGGGAGTGTCGCAGGATTAGAATACACCCCACCAAAACCACCAGACGGCCCCCAAGAGTAAACAGTGATGAATGGTGTTGTGCGGTGAGCAACAGCCAAAGCCCTTGGTGTCAGGTCAACCGCAGCCGCAGTCGCACTAAGCGCCTTCTTACCAAGCATTATGCGTCTCCTACGCGAGCGCCGTAGAGCGTCGTGCTGACCTTCCACAAAGTAACGACAGTAAATCCGCTGGTGTTCAACGTCGGGGCCACGCCGCCGTCCGTCTTCCAAGTCACAGACGGCCAAGTGATCGTGTAGGCGGTGCCGTCATCAATCATCAGCGTCATCGCTTCGCCAGCAACAAAACTGTCAGTCGGCGTGGAGTTTGCCGACAATGTCCACGTCTGGATCGTGCCGTTATTCGGGTTCAAGGCAGGCGTCGTGCCGCTCAGCGCATAAACGGTTTCGATGATGGCGTTGGCGAATTTAACGTCACCACTCGCATCAGCGGTCACGACTTTGGAAGCCTGCGATGTTCCGAGGGTGGTGATGTCGTTGTAGTTCAGTTCAGCGGCAGTCGAAGTGACAACCGTTCCGCCGACCTTCCACTCACCGGCGGTTAGGTTCGGCTTGATCGCCGTCGTGCCGTCAAGCAGATCATCAAGATCATCGAGGTTGTCGTTGATCTTACCGCCCCAAGTGTCCTCGGATGCGCCAACCTCGGGCTTTACGAGACCAAATGTCGTTGTCGTTGCGTCTGCCATTTTAAGCCGCCCTTATGCCGCTTCGGTCCAAATTTCCGCCGTGTCAGAGACAGGCGTCCAAGTCTCTCCTGTATCAGACTGCGGCGTCCATGTCTCTGCCGTATCCTGACCGGGTTCCCACTTCTTTATGAAGGATGCCGACACTATACACGAAATTGCAGAAAGCGCACTACCCAAGCGCACGCGCTGCAAAGACGCTTCAACGGAAACAGCACACGCCGATGTGGCCGACACGTTGACCAGCGCAACCGTTGAGGCAGAAGCCGTCAACGCAGCCGCTGCCGTGCCAGAAATGTTGCGCGCACGGTAGGCATCAAGCGAAACCGTGGTGGCCGCCGAGATCGGCGCATCAACCTCACGCAGCCGTTGTGCATCCGCAGAAACGGATGCTGCACACGCAGCAGAGGCGGAGGCATCCCGCACACGATCTGCATCAGCAGATACCGATGACGTGACGGAAGCAGTCGCGCTGGCATCCCGAACACGCTGCGCCGAAACCGTTGTCGTAGATGTGATAGTGATGGTTGCGGATGCGTCCAGACGCTTGCCAGCCAGCACAGAAACGGCAACAGCGACCGAAGCCGCTGCCGAGGCGTCTTTCACCTCGCCATCAAGCCCATACGCCTTTACGCCGTATGCGCCTGTACCAAATCCTGTACGGTAGGCCGCCACCTACTCAGCCTCAGTCGAGGTTGATGTCGAGATCGCCTGTCGGCACACGCAGAACGTCCCCGGTGTCAATCACCTTCGAGGCGGTTAGCGAGGCGTAGGCGATCATGTTGCCCGAGGTTGAAGCGTCGAACACCGCTGCGTGCGTGATGGTGCCCCAGCTTCCCGTTGCAGTCGGGAATTCGATGGCTGCATCGTTTGAAGCGTTGTTGCCGCTCACGGTAAACGTGACGGCCTCGCGGGTGTAGCCGTTGCCGCTCACCTCGGTGCCGCCGCCGCTTTCACCCGGTGCAGCGGTGAACAGGCCAAGGTGCCACGCGGTCGGGCGTGCAGGTGACGGGCTGCTTGCCGTCAGGAGCCACGTCAGGACGCTGGTTTCGAAAGAGTTGGTCAGTGACATCAGAAACTCCTGATTTTCATACGCAGGCCGGTTCCGCTGTGCCGCGCGTCGTTGGAAGAATTGTTCAGGTTATCAATCGCGGATTGATACAGGGCTGCCCAGATTTGAATGCGGGCGTCGTCCTTCAGGTATGGTGCCGAGTGGATCAGCGCCCCGTAGAGGTAGGCATCCGGCGCGTTGGTCAAGAGCCAGTTGGTCGTGGCCGAGTCCGACAGCGCAGGTATCTTGCCGAAGTATAGCAGTTCGCCCGTGTAAAGGCCATCCGGCACTGGGTACAGTTCAAACTGCGCCCCGGTCATCGCGTAGTAATACGGGCGGCCAGTGACGTTGCTGTCGGCCTGCTTGCGGTCGATCATCTCAGCTTGGCTGATAAGTTCCAGCCGCGAGGTTTCGCCGGTGGTCAGGTAGAAGCGGATTGTTTCCACCCAATCGGCGGGAATGGCGCTGAATTGCGTGTCAAGCTGGGCGGTCGATCTGGTTTCCATACGCCAGTGACGCAGCTTGCGCTGCATGTCAGCCTCGGCCAACGCGATGAAGGTTGGCACGACAGACGTGAGATCGTCGCGGTTCAGAAAGTCCGCGACGGCTGTCTTTAGCGTGGCATAGGTCGTGATGGTCATTTCTTCTTCGCCTCGTTGCGGGCCGAAATGGCCTTGGCTTTTGCCTTAGCGTCCGCCTTGCTGCTTGCGCCCCATGCGTTGAGTGATAGCAGAAGTCGCGTGGGTTTTCCATCCTCGTCACGCTCGGGGCCGGGCATACCGCCCATCCGAGCCAAGAATGACGCCCGGCGCGGGTTGTCGCCAGCCTTCACCGGGGCCTTCAGGTTCATTCCCTCGGCCTTGGCAGACGCGCGGCCCTTGGCGTTTAAGCCGCCGCTGGGAGACTTGCCTTCCTTACGCTGCCAAGCCGGGGTCTTCATTTCTTCTTGGCCGTCTTTGCTGAAGCCTTGAATGCAGCCGCAGTCGGCGCGCCCTTGGTGCCGGGCTTGCGCATCTTCTCGTCTGATCCGGCCTTGATGCGGGCCTTCTTGGCTGCGATGCTTGCATAGAGACCGCCGGGCATTACTTCTTAGCCTTCATCATGCACTTGCCCATAGCCTTGCACTTGGCGGGGTTCGGGCAGCCTTTGCACGGGGTGAACTTCATTGGCTTTTTCATTTCTTCTTCGCCTTTCCTGCTTTGCTGAGAGCAATGGCAATCGCTTGCTTTTGCGGCTTGGTCTTCATTTCCGTGCGGATGTTAGCAGAAATCGTCTTGGCAGACGAACCTTTTTTGAGTGGCATTATGGCGCTCCTCTGGCGCGGGATGCCGACACCCTATCACATCACGCAAAGCCTTTCAAATTGCGCCTGATAGGTGCGCCCCAATCGTCCTGCGTTGCCATCCCGGCCTTGTAGATCGCCACCAAGCCAAAGGCATCGGCGGCATGGCTGGAGAAGTCATGCTCAGGCCCAAGCCCGATGCCGCGCACCTCGTCCCGCTTTTCGTGATACCAGCCCAGAGCCTCGCGCCCGCCGCGCGTTGTCTCCTCGTTGAAGCGGATCGCTGGGAACAGGCGGCGCGTTGCGTCGATACGCTGCAATGCAGCGCCGGCACCTTGGTTCTTCACCAGATCAACCACGAAGCCAGCCTCGCGCAGGTAGGACATCGGCGTGACGGCATAGACGCTGTCGTGTTTGCGCCCATCGTGCGGCAGGACGCAGACAGCTTCCTCGTAGTCGTTGGCCCTGAGCCAGTTGACGTGCGCCTCGAAGGGCTGGCCGACGGCTTCGTAGTAGTCCAGCACACGCACCTCGGGGCCGATGAATTGCACGATCCAGATCGACGTGGCGTCAGACTTTGACGACGTGCCGCCGATGTCCCAGCAGGCGTAGACCTTCATCAGCGGATCGCGCGGGATGAAGCCGATCCGGCGCTCAAGCTGGGCGTCGGTCAGGTGTTTGGCATAGTACGCGCCTTCGAGGACAGTTGCATATTCGCCTTCCCAGATGTGGCCGTATCTCTCGGGCTGGTTCTCCAAGCAATCCCGGCGCTCTTGCTCTAGGACTGATGGGAACCACGGATTGTCTGACCAGTTGGCTCGGACAACGACCGATCCTGATGGCGTGACAGGCCCGCGCAGAAGCTGGTCGATGGGATCGGTGGGGCGCGATGGGTTCCAGCTAAACCAAAGCTCAGAGTTTTCGGCACGGATTGTCGGGCGCAGAAGTGACAGGGATCGGTCGGACAGGGATTGCGCTTCTTCAACCCAAGCCCGGTCGAAGCCTTCAAGCGATTTCACGCTGTCTGCGGTGTGATCCTGCATCCCTTGGAAGATGATGAGGCCATCGCCGGGCGTTTCGATCACCTCGCGGAATACCTTGAAGCCTTGGGCCTCGCCGAGATTGTAGGATTGCAGGGTATCTTCGATCAGCTTCTTGGCGGATTGCTTGAGGGACTTTTGGACTTCGCGGATGCAGACGCTGCGATGGCCGGGGAACATCAAATGCTCCTCGGCGAGAAGCCCTGCGAAGAAACGCGACTTGCCCGAGCCTCGGCCACCCCATGCGCCTTTGT